GTTTTTGCTAGTATATTATAGCTTTTCTATAAATTTATTAAAATTAGGTATTAAATAGGAATCTTTATTTTTGTATGATGCGCTTTCCATAAGCCTTTCCATTGTTCCAGGATATACTTCAGTAGATTTTAAAGTAGATGGATCTTTTACAAAAGCTCTTATTTGTTTATTTTCATAGTCTACTTTTATTTTATCAAATTTTCCTACTACTTGTGTTCCTTCTTCATCATCTTCGTTTAACATTGAGTTCATTTCTATTCCCCTTATTCTGTCTCCGGGTTTAAACATATTGTTAATAGTATTTACATATTGTTGAAATTCAGTTATACCCACGTCTGCGTTTCTAGACAAGTCACTAAGTGGAAGTATTTTAATTGATATGCCTGGGGTAAATTGACTTCGTCCCATGACAAAGTTAAAATCTCCTTTCTCACCATAAAAAGGAAGTCCCCTAGTAAAATCACTGTGTTGAGCATATGTCATTACTATGTTATTTTCGTAAATGAATTCCATTAGTATGTTACGGGCATTGATTTTTTCTTACAGCCTATTATTGTATAGGGTTCTACTGGATCCATTAAATCACCAAATTCATTTGTGAATTCAAACTTATTTAAAAAGACATCTAATGTTTTTCCCCTTAAGTAACTTACTGAAAATATAACAGCATCTACATCATTGCTTATTCCCCATATTTTTATATGGGTAGCAGCTACGTTGTCTATATTATCAAAAATCATTCTATATACAGGAGAATGGGTTAATCCATGCTGTGAAGTTGAGCCAATTTGATAATATCCAATAGTTGCACTAGATCCTCTTTTAGATGTACTTATCCACGTTGGAATATAATCGTCTCCGGCTAGATCAAAATGTTTTAGTTCAATTAATTCGGTTGCGCTTTGTGGTGATACCATGTTAATATTATTATTTTTTATAAAGTACTTGTTTTTGTATACAATATTAGTGCGTCAACATATATTGAATGTTTAGTACTCGGGTTGCTTATAACTATTTTATTTATAAACTCAGCAGGGTCGTCAGTTACAGGGTTTGTAAAAATGCTAAAAAAGTCATATAATGGATATGTACATTCTTCGTTCAAAGAATTTATAACAGTTATATAACATTTTTTTTCTTTTAATGGAACTTCTTCCAGGTTTTCGTCTTCTTCTTGATATTTTATTTTTAATAATATACCTCTTACATAAGAAATATTATGATCTATAGTTTCGGCCGGTGACGCTTGAAAATTTATATCAATTTCGTTGTCAAATATTGTTAGAGTTTTCCACTGTGCACCAGAAATAGATTTAGGTATTTCTAATTCCATGCACTGTTTTCCATCAACTGGAAAAGCAAAGTCGTTTAAGTTAAATTTTCCAATAGTATCTGCCCCATCGCCTATTGTAAACTCTTTATCGCCTGCTACAAGCAAAGGTTTACTGGCTACAGTAGTACATGCACAAAGATTATTAACACATCCTCCTTTACAATTACCCATTAGTTATAAATTTATTTTCCCCAATTTTTTTGAGGACGTCCACTTTTTATACCTTTAGAGGCCCTGTAATCAGTGTCCGTTTTTTTTATATATCTTTTTGGATCATTGGGATTAGTTGAATCTAGAATAGTATCACTTTCTTTTTTATATTTTTTAGTAACTATTTCTTCTGTTTTAAATTCTTCTACTTTGTCGTCTAATTGTGTTTGATACTCAGTATCATCATTTTTATTTTCTATAACTGTAGTATGATCTTCAAGGTTATCATTAAATTGTATGTAAAAATGTAAAGAAGTTAATGACATAATTGGAAGGGTTCCACCCTGTATAAGGGCCAAGAATCTTTTATGATCTAATATCGTCCAGTCATCAAACCATGGTGTAACTAATTCAACCCAAGATATAAAACCTAAATCGGTTAATGATATTTCCTTATATTCGTAAAAAACATTACCTATTAATTGAATTAAAGTAACAAGAATGAATAAAAACCATATACTACCTTTACTCATTTTTATAGTTGCTGCAGAAACAGAAGCTAACGCGAATATCTCAACAGCAACAGACAAATATATTGCCCATGAAAGAGGGTTACCTATATCATACCAACTAACCACATGGCTAATTGACATAATAACTACTAAAAGAATGGGTAATAAAAATGAATTTCTAATAATAGTATTTCTATTATTTTTTATCCATTTAATCATTTTCTTCTATCTTATTTTTTATTTGGGATAGGCTTGTTTTTCCTTTATCTAAATCATCTTCATATATCAAGTATTCTAACATTACTTTTTCCATAATATCAGTTACTTCTTTCTTATTAGCAGTAGATTCTTTAAGTTTATTTAATTCCATAGAAAGAGAATCTATAGAATTTGAAAGAATAATTGTTTTTTCTTCTAGTTTTTTATCTATTTTACTAACTTTTTTATGGGTACATCCTTTACCGAAATATAATAAAACAAATAATATTGATATGATTTGCCAAGACCATTTTGATACTATCTCTTTAATTTTCATATATTTAATATTTTTTTTTATTTATTAGAAAAAAGAGGTAATATAATTATAAATAGCATCATAGGGTAATATGGTAAAAAACACTAGTAATATAAAAAAGTGAAGTAGAGTTCTTAAGAAGTTATAAAGAGAAGCCTCTTTCCAATTAAAGGATATTATAACCATGTATCCATAAAAATCTGAATTTTTAACCCTTTCTGCTTTAGTTTTTATAAGCTCTATTAAACTGTTTTTTAAAAAGATATCATTATACTTTGATATTTCTCTACTTACGAAACTTAGTTCTAATTTTTCCAGTTCCTTTTTTTCATCTTTATCTAATTCAGCCTCTGGTTTATTCATTAAGGATAATGTTTCTGCTTTTAAATTAACCGCCTTTACGTATGAAAACCATGAATATTTAAATATATTTCTACTTTCTAATTCTAATTCAATTTTTCTAACACCTCGTACATAGGAAATAAAAAATATTAACTCCTTTGTCATGAGGTAAAACCTAAGTATGATATTAAAAGGATTAAAATAATTAAGTATTTTTTTCATTTTTGTTTTATTTTAAAATCAGGTAACGAGTCTGATAATTTTTTATTTACATCTGGGTCTTTCCTGATAACAGATTTTCGTATTTCAAACCTGGCTTTTCTAAGTTTTGTTTTGACTGTATTTTCAGGCATGTTATATTTTTTTGCTATCTCTTTAACTTTAGTATTATTTACCATTTTATCAATGGCTATGTTTTTTAAAAGTTCGTCTTCTAAATTAAATATTTCATTAATAGTTTTATTAAATATTTCAGTTACTTCATTATGATTACTAGAAATTTGATCCGCAGAAAGCTGATCATTATATTTACTATCTTCATATAAAGCAGATATTTCTATGTATTTAGGAATATCTTTATATTTTCTATCTAAATAATACAAAGTTTCATTTCTAGCTATTGTAAATGCCCAAGTAGTAAATCTACCTGATTCTGGGTTATATTTTTCTATATTATTAAATATTTTAACTAGGGTAAAGTGAAGGGCTTCTTCGGTGTCTAAATCGTTTTTACAAAACTTCCAAATATGATATTTTAATTTTGGATATACTAGTTCTGCTATTTCTTCATATTCTTTTTTAGTGTATTTTTTCTTATGTATTTTTATTGATATTTCTTGAATTCTATTATTGATTTTTTTATTTAGTTCATCAAATGCAGGCATAATTTTTTTTTTATTTTTTTGTTATTATATTCTAGTATAAGGTTTTGTTTATTTTTTTTCAAGAAAATTTATTATATCTAGACAGCGTTTACATTTTTCATATTGTTCAATGTTTGGTTTTTCAAAATATTTAATAGCCTTTTTAAGACCTCTTGCCCAATCTTTTCTGAGCAACGTTATATGTGTTGTTTTATCCCTAGCCCGTATTTTTAAAACGTCTACGTTATTTTTATTTAAATCTAAGTAATGTTTTTCTATTGAATCTAGAAGGGCCGAATAAACAACATCTTTATTTTGTACTAAGAAATTTCCTAAGGTTTCGTTTTTTTCAGATAAAATTATTTGCTTCATATTTTTGTTTTACAACTTGGCTAAATATACAAATTAATATACTAAAAGTAAACTAAGATTTATAAAAATCTTTATTAATTTTTTGAATTTTTTTTAAGTGGTTGATATCGAATACACTTTTCTTTCCAGATGTTTTAAATTCTCTAGGATTTAATTGATTATTTAAATCATTTAATCTATTAAAATCAAACGCTGTTTTGTCAACTCTTACGTCAATAAGTTTTTCATATAGCTCTTTTTTATATTCATTTGAAGTATTTTCATATACCTCTCCTCCTATTTCCCAAAATTGAGGAGATTGAAACAATGGAGCGATATTTACACATGTCATTGCTAAGTCATCATTTCCACTTTGGCATCTATAGGAACCTCCTCTAGATCTTCCAAACGAAGATAACTCTAAAAAAGTTTCATAACATGTAACTAACACCTTATTAATGGAAACATAATACCTAAACTTTTCACAATATTTTAATTTATTAGTAGGCCCTAATCTAACACCTGCTTTTATATTTTTAGATAATTCAGTGTGCTTAGTGTGAACCATTTGTCCCCACCAGTATTGTTCATTTAGAGCAAACCTGTTATGTAATATTTCTCCCTTATGATTTAACTCTAAAATTATTCTTATTTTTTCTGGGTTAAATATTTCATATATAATTTTTTCACATGCTATTGCAAAGTCGTTGATATTCAAAGAGTTAGACTTAAATTTACCTATTTGAACCATGGAAATACAATCTAATTCGCTTTTAATATTATTTTTATTTTTTAAAAGATCTTTAATTGGTAAAGCCACTGCTTTAAATATATTTAGCACTGAATAATCTTGATCTACTCCATCTGCTGTGTCTATTGAAAAAACAAAATAGGAAGGGTCATTTTTAAAATCTTCTAATTTAAAGTCTTTATATTTTTTATGAAAGGTTAAATATTCATTTATGTAAAAATCGTCCTCGTCTAAGTCTAAAGTTGTATTTAAATACGTTGATTGAAAGGTCTCTAACTTTTGAAGATCATTAGAAGATAATAAAAGTTGATCAGATGAAAAAAATTGCAAACCATATTCCTGGTTAAAATCTGTTTCAGATCCCATGTTAGCTATTGTTTTTTTCTTCCACTCTTCGTCTCTTCCAGGTACTTGCCACCAGTCTACTCTCATTGGGCTATAGTCATTTTCTCCATCTACGGCGTCTGACCAAATATCCCAAAATTTATTTCTACCATTAGGGGTAGATGTTATAACTACTTTAGCAAATGGATCCTCTGTAATTGTGGGTAAAATAGCTCTATAGAACTTATCCAAGTTAGACTCTGATATATGTGCAAATTCATCTATATAAAGAAAGTTCACAGTCATACCAATACCTGACTTTTTTGTAGTTGTTCTAAGTACTAATCTACAGTCATTGTCTAACCTAATAGATGACTCATTTATTTTAACAATTCCAGGTTTCATAAAGAAAGGAAGATTATCTAAAACTATTCTTAGTTTTTCCATTATTTCTTTAGTGGTTGTCATATTATCAGCTACCATTAGTACGTTTTTCTCTTTATTAAATAGTAAAAACCACACTATGTATATTGCTGTTGTAACGGTTTTACCAATTTGTCTACTGGCCATAAGTATATTAAACTTATTGTTATGCATGTTCTTAACAAGTTGTTCTTGAAAATCTCGTAAACCCCCTGCTTCTTCAACAGACATATCTCCTTTTGGTGTTCTTATAAAAGCAAATTTTTGAGCAAAATACATGGGATTTTTTTTACATTCTTGCATGTGATTCCATTCCTCTTTAGTATATTCAAAGGGTAAGTTTGCTCTTTTTAATAGGATATCGTTTTCTTTGAATGGAGTATTTTGCATTCCTCTAATATCTAATCCTTCTTGAGAAACTTTATGAATAATGGAATTAACTTTTTCAGAATTCCATACGTGATTATTTCCACTTTCAGAATTAAGACTAGATAATTTTAAAGATGTAAATCCTCCTCCTTTTGACAATGGGTTTTGCATAAGCTTTAAATTATTTCAGTAACATCTATAAAATCAGAATCATCATTTTCTTCTCCTTTTATTTTTATGTTATTTTCTTTCATTAAATCTGATTTATTAGATGGGTTGATTAAATCATCTTTCATTTCATACTCTGGCGAGTTTTCAGGTAGACTTTCTACCATTGTTTTTGTTCCAACTGATATAAAAAATTCTCCCTCTGGATTTGAATTGTTTAAAGAGTTATTCGAATTTTTAGGATCATCATTGTTTATTTTCTTATAGGTTTCTTCTAAAAATAACATGTGATTAGCCTGTGTTTGAACTAGGGTTTTTAACTTATCTTGAAGCTGACCAAATACTTCCATTAAACGAGGAGCAGTATTACCGGTTGTAATTTCTTCCATTATTTTAGTTATAGTTATCTTTAGTGTTTTTATTTGAAAAAAAATATTAGACATATTAACGGTGTCCATTTCTTTTTTTAACTTTATATAATTGTTTTCCTCTAAGATACCTAGCTCTACATAATATTCAAATAAGGAATCTGTTATTTCCTTTGCCTTTTGATTAAATTCTCTAGTCATTTCATCAAAATCATAAGGGCTTTCTATTTTAGTTTCTTCTAATAATTCTGAATCTACGTTTAGGTCACTATGTTCTTCATGATTTATTCCACTTAATAGGCTTTCGATTTCATTTTTTAAAGCCTTTCTATTGTCTTTATCCTTAAGCATATTTAAATTTTAATACTTTATTTTATATCCCTTTCGTACTTATCTAATGCTGGATTTGCAAAAATTTTTATGTTTTTTACAGCTTCAATGTTTTCATAAACTACATCATTTATATTTTTTAAAAAAGTATCTAATGTTTCATTTACTCCATACATTTGCTTAGATAAAGTATTTTTAAGGATATTTTCTTTATACTGGTACCCGGTATTAAGCAATTTTTTTCTTCTATTATATGCTGCTCTGTATATACTATCTTTTGTCATTAGTTTTCAAGTGGCCTAGGCACTATTTTTTTTATTTGTATATTTACAGAACCTAATGCCTGTTCGGAAATACCTTGCGAATATTCATTTCCATATCTATCTTTAAAACCTCCCTGTATAATAGGTAGCTCATATTCCTTTATGATAATGTCATTAAATTCATCAATTCCAATAAGGTCTGCGTTTGGGTCTTGAATTATTGACACTTCATTATCTTCAGATACTATATTAATACTTACTGAATCTATTCCAGCTATTTCTTCTAAAATTTTTATTAAGTCACTTTTAGGTATTCTCTTTCTTCTTTTATTAGATATAAAATAATTACCTAAATTATTATATATGTCTTTTTTTATTATTTCAGTTGCTACGTCATCGAATACTATAGTATTTATATTAATTACATATTTTTTAATAATAGGGTCTACTATTTTGGTATCTGTAGATATTAATTTAGACCCTGTCATATTCAAATATCTAAGTAATTCATTTTTTCTAAATTCGCTAAATTTAAAACTATTTGAATCTATATTAAAATAATCTTTTCCAGAATTAAATAACTTCGTTACGTCAGGTATTAAAAATAAATTTAGCATTCTACTGTCGTTTTCGTCAAGAAAAATATCTATTACAGAAAACAATTTTAACCTTCTTAATATAGATACATAATGATCTATATTTACTAAAGCAAAACTTTTTGACTGCTTTGGCGCCAATAATCTAGTTAATTCTGAATCTTCTGGATTTGCTCCAAATTGAGGGGAATGGACAGTATTGATTTTGATGAATTCGTTTAAATCTACTTCGTTTCCAGTTAACGTAAAACCTGTATCTGACCAATCAAATAATACTTGTGAAGTTTGATCGGTTATTATATTTCCAGATGCTCCACTATTTACTAAATATTCTACTTTTATTTCTGAACCTTTAGCAGGTACTTTTCCAAAAAAATCATTTCCAAAAAATATGTCAACGCCGGTTGTTATTCCTGTTTTTACTATGTATCCTTTTTTTCCCCTGGGCATGTCTAATATTGAATCATACCTTTTCCATTTTTCTCCATTTACATAAACGTCTACTAAATAATTATCAACTAAATAATTTTGAGCTGAGTTTAGTGAAAAACTTTCCATTTCTTGCCCAATCGCCACTAATGTTTGAGTTTCAATGTTTCCCTGTAATATTTTCATTGAAAGTCCATTGTTGTTTCCTTTCATAGAAAATTTAATGTCGTCTTGAGGTAATTTTATTATATAGTTTAACCCATTGTTTCTAGATTTAATTTTACTTAAATTAGGTATTATAATAGTATCAAAATCAGCCGTTGCTGCATTAGACGTAGTAACAAGGGATATTTCTCCATTTGCAGATATTGCTCTACTAGGACTATGACCAGCTAAAGTAGATAATGAATATATTGAAGACACTCTAGTCGCCTCTTTCATACTTAATTCAGTTATAGAATCCTCGATGTAGTAAAAAATCATTTGACTAAGATTTTCTAAAACAAGTAAAATTTGACCAAAAGGACTGGCTGCTGTGAAAACCTGTAAACTTTGGTTAAACTTACCTGACAAATAATCTATGGTTTGTTTTAATAATATCTGTACAGAATAGTCTAAAGATTTAAATATTTTCCAATTAGAAACCGTTTTAGCCATTTAGGTGTATTTTTTTTTATTTATCTTTATTTTTTATTTAGTATAATATATAAAAGTTTTAAAGTATGAAAGTTATAATAAAAGATTACAACAATAAATTAGACACCTTACCAGACTTAATAGTAAAAAAAGAATTTGAATTTGCTTGGAGATATGAAATGGGCGTATATCAGCTAGCTAAATATCCTACAAAAACATATTTGTATGATCAACTAGATGAAACTGCGTTTATGGCAGGGAAAGAAGTATGGGTTCATAAAGATGAAGTATCTATACAAATAGTTAATTAGTAAAAAAATTCACGATAATGGGATAAATAATAAAAAACATTACTCGTGTATAATAATATAGAAAATAAATTTCTTTTTGATAATACTAATGTCGGATTTACATTTCAATTTTTTACCCCTTTATCTAAAGAAAAGATTTCTCTAAAACTAAGTAAATATTTAGGCAAAAATGTAATACCTCTAGAGAAATCCTCCAATGTTAAGTTTGTTGATGAAGCAATATACGTATCTCCTGACTTTGAAGGAGGACATAGAATGAATAGAATAGATATAGACCTAATGCCATATCATGAAGCTATTCATACAATGCTTAAATGTATGAACTTTATAAATGAAAATGGTTTTACAAATAGTAGATCTAATCTAAATATTAAAATATCCCTTAATGAAATGGATTTAGGTTTAAAGAATAAATTAGAAACCTTAAATAAGTTTAAATATATTTTAAATATTAATGAAAAAAACATATTTGAAATGTGGCCAGAATCCTCTTCTGAAAAACAAAAGATACATCAAAGTAAAGCCATGTTTATATATCCAAAAAAACTTTATTCCAGTAGGCTCACAGGAAATCTACTTGAAAGAGCAAATCCCATGGAGTATAATTTTCCAAGATCATCTAATTTTGGTACTGACTTTTCAAATATTGAAAATGGATATATTTCCATAAAATACGCAGGCGGTAAAAATTATCAAAAAAAGAAAAAGGAATCGGTTGAGTTAATAAATTACACATGTAAACATTTATATGAAACTTTAAAAAATAACTTTTCATTTGATTTAGACGAAAAAAGAAAAATACAAAAAATATTAGAAAAATATCAATCTACAATAGACAATACTAAGTCTTATGATATTTTTAAACACTCATATCCAGATATTCAAATATTAGTCGATTTAAAAAAACATTCTTTCTTAATAGAATCTAATTATAAAACTATAAGAAATAAATTATTTGAACTAATATCTTGTTGTGAAATGAATAAAGCAATCATTAATTTTGATACAGCTAGAAAAAGAATACAGGTTAAAGATGCAAAAATTAAAAAAGGTTTTTCTTTAACAAATATGGATTTTTTCAATTGTAATATTGAAGCAGATTTAGAGGATTGTCTTTTTGAGCAATGCATAATTAGAAATTCTAACATAAAAGACAGTAATTTACATTCAAATAACGATATTAAGTATTCTAAAATATTCGATTGTGTGTATGGAGGATATTTAAATGAAATAAAGTCTTCTTCTATTTATAGTGACTTAGATAAAGTCATAAATGCTGATTTATATAATTGCATAGTTTTTAATGGCAATTTTTCACAAGAATCAAAGATAGATAGTAAAACTGAATTAATAAATAAATCACGTAATAATTAGTCATGTTTTCTAGAATAAATAAAAAAAATAGTAGGACTGATAAATGGCTATATATTCCAAACTTTCAAATATAAGAAGATTAACTAATTCAAGTCTAGGGTCAATTATTGAGGTTTCAAACCTTAATTTTAATGATTTATCTATTGCATTACTTGAATTTTTAAATAATGTTGAATATGATGAGACTACAAATGCCATTAAGGGGCTTGATAGCATTAACGTAAAAGAAATTAATGTAGATAATAATTTAAGTGTTAAACTAAATGGCGTAACTACATTTAACATAGATTCACAAGGAAGAGCTGAAGGTAACTCGTTTTTA